AGTTGCTTCGGAAAAGAAATTAAGTGTCGATGATAAGATTTTGGAGCGTTTGATTGCTGATGATGAGGAAGGCACACTTGCGAACCTTGGATTAGTTGACGCATTCGCAAAAGCACAATATCAATCAGGCGTCGAGAGCGTGTATAAAACAGGCGGTCGTGATATCCCTGGAGCTGGCGGTGCTGGCGGTGAAGGTGATAGTTACGGTAAAAAGCTCGCTGAAAAAGTGGCGGCGGAAACACCGGTTGATTTGGAAACACAAAAAGCTGGATTCTTTAAATAATAAGGAGGAATTACAATGAAATACGTTGAAACGGCACGTACTAACGGTAAAAAAGAAATTATTAAATTCCCAGACCATTACGTCGCACTAGCGGTAACGGTATCAGATGCAGGAGTAACAGCGGTTGACGGCAAAAAAATCGTCCCTGCTGGTACAATTCTAGGCGGAGGATTTATCGCGAGCGAAACAACTCCAGCAGTTAAAACAAACGGGGTAGGAGCAGAAGGCGTCCTTTTTTATGACGTTGATGTAACTTACGGACCAGCAGCAGGAGCGGCTATTATTCACGGATTTATCGATACAGACAAGCTACCAGAAGCGCCGACAGCGGAAGCAATTGCGGCACTTAAACAAGTTTCATTCATTAAATAATTTCCCAATATGAGAGGATGACAAAAACATGGCAACTATTTATGACTTGGTAAATGCGAAGAATATCGCTGATTTTTACACAAACAACCCATCTAATAAAATTCCATACCTGGGAGCTACTTTATTCCCTGCCAAGAAACAACTAGGCTTAGACCTAAGCTGGATTAAAGGTTCTAATGGCCTGCCAGTAGCGTTGACACCTTCCGCGTTCGATGCAAAAGCGACTCTTCGTGATCGCATCGGATTCAGCGAAGTTAAAACGGAAATGCCTTTCTTCCGTGAAGCTATGCGTATGGGTGAAAAAGACCGTCAAGACCTTCTTCGTTTGATGGCATCTAACCTTGATGGTATGACTCAAACAGCTATCACTAAAATTTATGAAGACAAGCTTGAACTAGTAAAAGGTGCGGCAGTACAGCCGGAACGTATGGCAATGCAATTGCTTTCAACTGGTTTGATTAACATTTCCGCGAACCGTGTTCCTTATACTTACGACTACAAATTGCCAGCAGGACATAAAGAAACATTGCTTACAACAGCTAGATGGAGTCAATCAGGTTCAACGCCGGTTCAAGATATTATTCGCTGGATGGATCTAGTGGAAGCGGACACTGGAGTTCGACCAACTAACGCAATCATGACACGTAAAACATGGGGCTACCTAATGAACCATGCGTCAATTCGTTTGGACATGAACCCACTTGGCGGCCAAAATACCATCATGACTGATTCAGTTCTTCGTGGGTACTTACTTGATAAACTAGGTCTTCAAGTCGCTGTTTACAACAAAAAATTCAAAGCGGAAGATGGAACGTTGAAATCATTCTTCCCTGACGAAGTTGTAACATTCTTCCCTGAAGGCAAACTCGGAAACACTTATTATGGTACGACGCCTGAAGAAGCGGATCTATTGTCCGGTGGCACTGATGCAGAAGTTCAAATCGTGGATACAGGGGTAGCAATCACGACTATTAAAGAACCGCACCCGGTAAACGTTCAAACAATCGTTTCAGAAATCGTCCTTCCAAGCTTCGAAACAATCGACAATATCTTTGTAGCGACAGTAGGTTAATAAACTTATAGGAGGTATGCTCAAATGGCTAAATCTAAAAAAGAACCAGAAGTAACAGAAGAAGAGAACGTGGAAGTAACAGAAGAAGCGACCAAAGAAGTCGTATTCAACAAAAACGTTAAGTATGGTGATACCCCAATTGAAGAGGGCGTAAAAACTCATATCAAAGAGTCCGACTATGACGAATTAGTTGAAGCTGGAGTTATTGAGGAATAAACGAGGTGAAATAAATGAATCTGACAGATGAGGTAAAAGCCATCATGCGGATTCAAGATGAGGGCCATGATATGTATTTAAGTGTCATGGTCCCTATTCTTGAACAGCACGTTATAGATCATTGCAATAACAAATTCACTAAAGATTCATACGGCGAAGTGGTTTATCCCGGTCCTGTAAAACTATTCATCGCGAAAGCGTGTGAGTTCAATATGGGCGCAACGGGCCTGAAAGGGCGGTCAATGGGTACGGTGTCATATACCTATGATTTGGAGTTTCCAGGCACGTTATACCAGTATTTAAGGCCATACAAAAGGATGAAATTCTATGCTGGGCGCTGAATTCCCGCACTCTATAACTGTATTAAAGAAAAATCCGATCCGGGACAAAATGGGCGGTATCATCGATGAGAAATGGACACCTGTTATCAGGTTAAACGGTTTTGTCGATACACCATCCAGTCGTGAACGTTATGAATCTCAACAATTAGAAAACCCATTAGATCGTTACCTCTTTTATCCCTATCGTACCGACATTGACTCTGCGATGAGGATAACGCATGAAGGCGAAACATATGAGTTGGCAGGTCGACCAGAAGATCAGGGCGGCCAGCATGAAATAATGCGGGTAGCTTTGAAACTGGTTGATAACGAGGTGATTTAAATGCCGATTGTAGGGTTTGGAGATAAACGGTTCGAATTCGCGGCCAAAAAGTTTGAAAAGTATTATATCGCTGAAGTTAAGCGGGTTATAAAAGAAACAGCCGAAATGATTGTGACGCAAGCGAAAGCCTTGGCGCCGGTCGATGAAGGTAATTTAAGGGACTCTATAGACGTTCGATACATGAATGGCGGTTTAAGTGCCTATATACACGTGGGGGCGGCATACGCCGTATATGTGGAGTTTGGTACTGGAATATACGCCGTGAAAGGTAACGGTCGGAAAGATCCCTGGGTTTATTACAGCGAAAAGCTTGGAAAGTTCGTATTTACAAGGGGCATGGAAGCACAGCCATTCTGGTTCCCTTCTTTGGATGTTGCGGAAAAGCACTTCAGAAGGGAAATGAAGAAATTAGGGTGATTAGATGATAACACCGCCAATCCAAACTTGTTTAGAGCTGTTACACGAAGCTTTTTACAATCAGCTATCAACAGATACAGCGTTAAACAGCAGAGTAACTGGCGTTTATGATTACGTTGACGAAAATACTAAGTTTCCATATGTGACGATTGGAGATCCAACAGTTTCCCCATTCCCTACAAAAACGAGTCATGGCGAAGAGGTTCTTGTTAACCTTCATGTATTCAGTAAATACAAAGGGAAAGCGGAAGCCTTTGGGATTCTTAATCTAATGGTACAAGCCGCAACAAAGGCAGACCTTCAACTTGAAGGAGGGTTTTCAGTCTTCCGTATGGAATTAGAAGGTATAAACGTTATTACAGACATTGATGGTAAGACAAAGCATGGAATTGCCCGTTTTAAAGTATGGGTAAACAATTGAAAGGGTGATAACAGATGAAAAAACCGATTTCAGGCAAAAGTATTATTTACTTACTTCAGATTCCAGGTGAAGAGACTTTACTCCCTGCTTATCAAACAGAGGGTTCATGGAATAGAGAAAAAGAGCTTATCGACGAACAAACAAAATCCGGCCGGGTAGTTGGGTCAGGTGTCAACAGTGAAACAATCGAACTAACTTTCTATGCTGGACAAGATGACGAAGGCCAGGAAGCGATTGAAAGAGCATATGACGAGGATTTAGAGGTTAAAATCTGGCGTGTGGATACTAACCTAAACGCAACAAGTAAACACAATGCACGTTTTGCAATGGCTATCATTGAAAGTTTAGAAATGAGCGATCCAACAGAAGGATTCGTTGAAGGTTCTGTATCATTCCCGGTTCTAGGTAAATCGGTTAAAGGTGAACTAGATCCATTACCAGCAGGATTAATCGAAGCGGCTTCGGCTTATGCGTTCGAACAAGCTTTTCCAACAGCGCCATAATTAATTGATTACGATAAAAACGAATAGCGGCGTCCTTTAGGGGATGCCGATTTTAATATCAGGGGGAATTATAATGGCTATTTTAATAATTGAAGGTAAGGATTTCGAAGCGAAATGTAATTTTAAGTTTGATAGGTTAGCAGAAGAAAGATATAACGAAGCGGACAAAGACGGGAATAAAATGGGTGGGTTTATGTCTATCTATATGAACCTATTGCAGTTTGATCCAACAGCTCTATCGGCCTTTTGGGATTGCGCTCTATCACATCTAGGTAAAGGAAAACCGGACCAAGAAGCTATCGAAAACGCACTAATGGAGCAGATTGATAAAGAGGGCGATACAGAAGGGTTAATCAAGGAAGCCTTCAAGGTGATAGATAATTCGGGTTTTTTCAAGAAACAAGCCAAGAACTTCTGGAAAGACTTAGAAATGTTAAAAGACAGCGGGAAGACGAAGGAAGAGAAAGCGGACAATCTAATGATGTACAACCGTCTTCACGAAGCCAAAAAGGAAATAGCGGCCGAATAGACTATAACGAAGTTTTTACTGACTGCGCCCGGTTCCTTCGTATCTATGATACTGATTTAATCCTTTCATGGACGCCGAGGGAATACAGGGCCTTTATTAAAGGCGCACAACTTAGAGAAATTGACGAATATGAAAAAATGGCAAACGGTGCAATGTTCAATAGTTATGCGGCAAATGCTAAACGGGCAACGGTCAAAAAGATGTTCGACGCTGACAAGGCCAGAAAGAAAGTGGAAAGAAACGATATGAACTGGAAGCAATCTAGGCAAACGAGTAAATGGGAAATAGCAAGAATGGCAACAGAAGCTTTAAAAGGCTTTGTGCCTAGCTTTACACCAAAGAAAGGGGGTTAATATATGAATGAACGTTTTAACGCCGTGGTTGGTGCTAAGATCAACGAATTTAGAAAGAAAATGGCACAGGTTAATAAAATTGCCAAGAAAACAGCTTCGGACATTGTAAAGAACGTCAAAGCGGACGATTCTCAGTTTAAGCGGAAGATGTGGAGTATTAAAAAATCTTTAAAAACCCTCCCTAAAAACGTTTGGATAGATGTGCAGGTCCGAACCGAAAAGTTTCAACAAAAAATGTCCAAGATAGCGAATGTTATGAGGTCCTTTCAAACCGTATCACAAAGCAGTATGCAAGGGACCTTAATTAGTGTATCCCCGGCGATTGTTCCGATATTAGCTTCTATGGTCGGTCTGATTGGTTCATTAGGACCTATGATAGGAGTCCTGGGAGCTTCAACGTTCGCACTTGCAACAGCCTTCGGATTCGCAGGAGCAGGAGCGGTTGCGTTCGACGGTTCGGAGCTTGTAACGAAATCGCAGAAGGAAGCCCGGAAAGCCTTTGAAGGGTTTAAGTCAACTTGGCAGGACATTACAAAGAGTGTGGAAAAACCGATCTTGCAGGCTACAGCAAAAGCCTTTAACGGGTTTAATAAGATCTTGCAAATGTCTAGGCCGTTATTCCAATCAGCGGCGAATGCAATGAATAACTTAATGGCGTCGTTCAACCAATCGTTAAATACAGCGCCAGTAAAGGCATTCTTTGATTATCTAAATAAAACAGGTGGGCCAATGTTGGAAACGCTAGGCAAAGCGGCTGGTAACTTCCTACAAGGTCTACTGTCAATGATGACAGCATTCGGGCCTTTAGCGGAAACTACAGCGCAAGGGTTTTTAAACATGTCTAAAGGTTTTGCGGATTGGGCTGCCGGTTTATCGAAAAGCGAAAAATTCCAACAGTTCATTAGTTACGTTCAAGAAAATATGCCTAAAATCAGAGCTATCTTCAGGGATGCACTAGCGGGAATCGTGTACTTCTTTACAGCGTTTGGGCCTTTATCTTCGGATATGATGACGAGTTTACAAGGATTAATGGGTAAATTTAAGGAATGGGCTGCTGGGTTAGGGAACAACCAGGCTTTCCAAACATTCTTAGGTTACATCAAGGACAATGCGCCAGCGGTAATGACGTTGATTGGGAACTTATGGGACCTTCTTATTAATCTAGCTGTTGCACTAGCGCCGATTGGAACAAAGATTCTGGAGCTTGCAAACAGCTTTCTATCTTGGACTAATGGCATGATGGAAACGCACCCTATAATCGGGAAAATAGTCGGAATTGCGCTTGTATTAGGCGGGGCTTTCCTTGCTTTATTACCGAATATCCTTTTGCTTACATCGTTCTTCAGCGGTTTAGGTGGGGGAATAATGAAAGTTTTACCTGGTTTTGGTAAACTAGGGACAAAGCTATTAGAAATTGGAACGAAAATTTTACCTAGATTACTTCCATTCATTGGAACGATCATAGATGTAATTTGGAACCTGGGAACGGCATTCCTAAGAAACGCAGCCAGAATTGCGGCGTCGTGGTTAATTGCTATGGGTCCTATTGGCTGGATTATTATTGCGGTGGTCGCTTTGGTTGCCTTGATCATTATTTATTGGGATCAGGTGAAGGCGGCGACGATAGCAGCCTGGACGGCAACGGTTGATTTCCTGGTTGCGGCCTGGGAATTCCTTAAATC